AATCGTTGATAAGGTCTCCGCCGCTGTACAGCGATGCCTTCAACGTCAGCACTTCGGACGGATTGATTATCTGCGTACCCTTGTCTGAAGTGATGAATAACTCATACTGTTTACCGGAACTTTCCTGAATAACAACATCCGTCGCAAGCTCGTTGAATGCGACCGTATGCCCGCCGATTTCAACCTCACCGGAAACGGTTATGCGGTCATTGTCATATCCGGAGATGGGCACGAGGTTCTTCATCACCCGAAGTCCGGTCATGGGGTAGGACTGCGAGTCCACACTTACGTTGTATCCGGTTACGCGTTTGAACATGCCGACAAACTGTTCCGTATTGCACAGCTCGTCCTCCCCAAATGCAAGTTCGGTTCCGTTGTACTTGAAAACAAGTTTGGAAGGGATGAGGATGCGCCCGCTGCTCACATCCCGCAATACGACGATGACAATAGGGCGTTTGTCCTCTGCGAGTGCTTCAAAGTCCGGCGTATACTTGTCGCTACCCTTTGTCCATGCTTGGATAAGAGGTCCGTTATCCACGCGTACATACCCGTTGACGGTTGTTCCGTTGCTCACCGCCACGATAGCCAGTGAAGCGGTCACTTGATTCTGGTTCATCGCTGGCCTCCTTTCCTTTTTCCGTCAGTCTTTACCCCGGCCGGCTGTTCCGGACCGGTCACGCTGCCTTCACCCTCTTCCGACGCCCCGCTGTCGCTGTCCGGATTCGGCTCCTGACTGAAACCGGGGTCTATTTCCTCTTCGGGTGTCACACTGAAACCGGGGTCAATGTCCTCCGTACCCTGCATCGCTTCCTGCTCTTTCTCTATCAGTTCCTTTAACTCACGTGCAGAACCGATGATGTCGATGTCAAGAAGAGTACCCACATTCCGCATCTCACTGATAGGAATGTACACCCTGCCGTCCGGAAGGGTATTCATTATCCCAAAGAATTTGCCTTCGAGCTTTGCCTTTTCTACAATTACGTACATATTGATTAAAGTTTAAAGTTGTTACTATTCATATACCGAACCCGTGGCAATGAATACCGTCTGTCCGTCAACCTGCGAGGAGATAACGGCGCCTTCCTCATCGCCCATCAGGGACTCACCTGTGAGAAGCCCCACTTCCGCCCACACCTGGAAGATATGTCCTGCCGGGAAACCCTTGTCCGCCGGAATGAACTCCAGTGTCCGCCCGCCGGTTGCCAGCACCTTTTCCTGCTCGCCCGGCTTCGCACTCTGGCCTTTCCATGTGATGCGGAAAAGGTCATCGTACTCTGTACCGTATTCACGGCGGTTGTCGAAGATGCGTACCTCATAGGCGCTCGGCTGCTTCATATCATCGGAAAGTGTAAAACCCTTTGTCTGGATAATTTCGCAATTTAGGGAAACGGCCATCTCCGTCTTTACCTCAATAACCTTTTCCAGCCGCCCGTCCGTAGGGGCCTGCGGTCTGCTGCCCGCATACTCACAGGCACGGCAACGGAAGCTCGCGCCAGTCACATATTTCGCCTGGTATACCAGCTTACGGGTGTACACTCCGTTCCCGTCATGGCAGACGATGCCGGGGTCATCCGGCGTAACCGGGCGGTATGCTCCGTCTTCAAGAATGTCCCAGAAGTATGCGGCGTGTTCATCATCCACGGGTTCAGTGCCCGTATAGAGCTGCGGTTCTATCTCCCTGTCCCAATAACCGGAACGGTCGGCCAGGCGAAGCGGGTCGGTCACCATCACGGAATCCCCCTTCAGGCGCAACGAATACGCCTTGTTGTCATAAAGGTGCGCATAGGACTTCACGCTCCGTTCACAGCGGACCTCGCGGTTCGTACGCGGGTCCGTGAATATCGCGATGCCGAAATACTCCACCGGCTTCTCCGGCGGCGTGTTCTTCCGGATGGTAAGCGCATATTTGGGCACACCGCCGCTGCCGTCGGAAATGCTGTAATACTCACCCTCGACGATGCGGTTGGCCGACTTGTCACGGGGCGCACCCTCGAACCACTCCACCCCCGTGAGTTCCATTTCACCGAATACCGTCTTCTCGTCGAATGCCGATACCTTCGGCACGATGACCAGCGGTGTCAGGGTCCGGTCGGGGCTGTATTCCCGCAGCTGCTTGTCATACGTCTGCACGGGACTGCCCGACAATACTATTATCTCTCCCTGGATGGAAAGGGGACTCACATAAATACGCCCCTGCTGTTTGTTACTCTTTATTCCCATAGTTATAATATGTCAAAACCAAATCTCTGTTCTATCTGCTGCATTTCCCCTTCAACCGGAATGAATACCCGGCAAATGAAGGCAACGGACCTGCTTACAAAGCCGAAGTCTGAACCGACCCCGTGCTGGTTCCCGTTGTCGATGTGGATGGCAAGCCTGTTTCCGTCCACATACTCAGGCGTCCAGAGGTTGTCCGCCGGAACATTGCCGCTGTCACGGAACCACTCCACTTCGGTGACACCGTCCGCCATCACATCATCCGTTATGTCAATTGTACCATAAAAAACGCGCCCGGACATTACCGTATCCACACCGCCTATGACGAATGCCTCCCCGCCTGATAGTGAGAGCTGGAGCGAATACCTGCTGTCGCCCTCAAGGAGTCCCCATGAAGGGGAGTTCCACTTCGGTTCGTCGGTTGTCTTATCTGACAGACACCCCCACTTGCAGCCAAGATGGTAGACCGTATGCTGTTCCAGCAGGGTATATTCACTGCCGGAAGGTTTCGACAGTTCGTGCTGTACAAACCGGTAAGGAGCGCCGCTCTGGGCCGTTTCCAGCGACCAGACACCCCGGTCTACCTTGCTGGGAATGACATCACCGTTATAATCGAACTGATAGAATTTCTCGGCAATGACCGTCTGTGCAACGATGCCAACATCTTCGGTTGTCACCGGCAGTTTTTCGAGTGCCTTGATGTTAGGGAGTTTTCCGAAAGTCAGCGCATAGTTGTAGTCCTCCAGTATTGGCTTAAACACGTTAGCCAAAAACATGATGCGCCCCTCACGCGAAGAAATCATCCACGACTGTGCCCGTTCGTTGAAGCCGCCTGTTTCAGGAAGCGTACTGTTACCCCTGCGGGTTACGTTGTAGCCGGCCAACGGCGGATAGTTCGTGCCTCCAGGCACTTCGCTGTCCGGATAGAGCACGACCGTTATGCTATTCTCCTGCGCATTGGTGGTAAGAATACGCATCCAGCTTGTATAATAGTCGGAACCGCCCGTTAGTAATGTATTAATGATGGAAAAGCAGACATCATTCTCCTGGAACTTCATGAAGTCGAAGTCCGTGCGTTTCTCTATTTTCAGACGGTAGGTACTCTCGCCCAAATCCTCCACGGATTCTATCTTGCCAATCTCGGTAAAGGAGTAGTCAGACTCCATTCCTTGAATCTGATTGATAATAAGGTCAAGCACTGACAATGAACCGCGCACTTCCAACCGTTCTACCTGTGCCCGGCCATCAGGGAATATCCCTGCACCCTTGCCGGCAATCAAGCTGTCAACAAACTCGCCGAACTCGCCGCCTGCGAGGAGTTTAAGCAAATAATCTGTAGAGTCCGAGTGTTCTTTACTTAAGGCTCTTTTCGCAATCTCCAATAAAGTACGTAAAGAGGATAATACGTTCTTATCTGTTAGGGGCCGTTCATCATATTTTTCTAGAACAGTAACACTGCCAGCACCACCTCCATTTATAGTAGCCTGCATAGAACTGATCTGCCCCTCAATCTTATCTTCCCATTTTTCAGTCAGATAGTTTGATACGACACACGAAAGTTTTCCGGTCTTCAGATTCTTTTCTGTAGAAACAATACGAATAATTCTACTGATATTACGCGACGGTATGCTTACAGTTATCAAATCCCCACACTCTAAG